TTCTTGTACAGTACCTCTGATAGCACCTGCTCCACTACCTGATTTAATACCAAATAGATACCTAGCTACCCACATAGGCATGTCGCTTATGTAGGTATTTATACTGCTAGGTGATAGGTAGTTAATGTTATGCACCTCAAAAGGATTATTCTTTAACATTAATTTACGCTACCTCAGTGTCGTCAATGTCTACGAAAGACTCTACAGTTTTCATGTCGTTTTTTGATGGCTCTGCATCTGCAGACTTTTCAGACCATTGTGTGTTGACATAATCATTATAGTTTTTAATATATTCCATAAAGTCTTTAAACACTTCTTGGTCAGATTCTACAATATCAATAGAGTTTTTCATATCGACAGTGGCGACTGGTGTATAGTAACTAGTGCCATTAGGCAGTTCATTCTTTTCAGTTACTAAATTTATATTATGTTGAATAGGCAATCTCTTTTTCTTTTCAACTTCAGACAATACTTCTCCTAAATGAGCGACAGCGTTTCTGTTATCTATCTCCCATATTACAGGTGTAGTATCAAGTTTAGTAGGTTTACCATCTGCATCAACAGGGTCTACTAGAGTTGCATATCCAAACAAGACTCTTACTTTTCTTATTTGTCTAAGTAAGTCTTGCATGTTTTGAGGAAGTGCCTTAAAATCTTTTAAATCAAAAGATAAACTATCTGCCATTAATGTTCTATGAAAAGAACCTTTTGGCTCATTAGGTTTAGGGTTTTTATTAGCAACAAATCTTCGCCACATAAATCTTTGTGCAAAGACTCTAAAGGTTGCCGACTTAGAAAATATAAAAGTCGAATTACCACCCTCTTCTTTTGAAGGTATTTCCAGTCTGTATGAACCACCTTCAACAACTTCTACATTAGCAGTCTTACCATTAACTTTGGCTTGCCCCATAATAGGTTGATGCCATATCCTAAATCTAGGAAGTATAACTGCTTTAGCAGAAGATTTTTTGTTTTCGCTAGCAAAGCCCATAGCTTTTGCCATTACTGCGTAATTATCAGTATTAATATTCATTATATCATTCATATATAATATCTCCTTTAATAAGTTTTTTTGTTATATCACAAAACATCCACTGTGTCAAGCCAATTTTTACCTATTTTTGCTTCTAGTGCTAAAGGCACATTAAATACTATGTTCCATTTATTTTGTATTAAGTCTGTAAGTATTTTATTTGTTGAGTCAATTATATAGATAACTTGGTTTTCTTCTTGTGGATGTACATCAATAACTATACTGTCGTGTACAGTATTGACAATGCAAGATTTCATATTTGTAAGTCTTTTCTCTATATAAAGCAAAGCGACTGGTACAATATCAGCCGTAGCAAAAGACTGCACAGGGTAGTTCTTTATCTGTGTAAAGTGAGATACTCCACCTCGCATTCTTCTTTCTACATCAGGAAAAGCAAACTGCCTACCTGACGGTGTGGTAATTTTACCTGTGTTTAAAGCCTCCTTAGCCAATTTATTATGCCAAAGCGAGATACCCTTGTACTTGTCCGTAAACTGTTCATAATATGCTGCTTCAGCAGTTGTCCTCCCAAACCCTGTAGCTCCGTAGAGTGGTGCGAACGTATGAGCCTTTCCTTCCTGACGAGTGGTAGCCTGCCCATTATCCGAAATAACTTTCGCGGTATATGCGTGAACATCGAAACCATCTTCAATCTCCTTTATTGCTGTTTTATCTTGTGATAGAAAAGCTGCAGCTCTAAACTCTAATTGAGCAAAGTCAGCTTCTAATATCATGCCTTTACTCCACTGTGACTTAAATACTCTTTTTACAGGGAATGTACCACCTCTAGGCATGTTCTGCATGTTAGGGTCTGCTCCACTTAATCTACCTGTAGATGTTCTATGTTGCAATAGTCTTACATGCAACTTACCATCAGGCTTTATATGTGTTTTAATACCCTCTACAAAGGAAGATAAGTATGTGTCTACTGCACTTAGTCTTCTTACTTTATATAAGAACTTTTCTGCTGTCTTCAATCCCCTTTGCTTTGCAGCTTTTTCTAATACTTCTAAGTTAGCCTTAGATGTACTAAAACCATGTGCGCTTACCCATTTAGATTTAGGCGCATTAAACTTTAATCCTGCCTGCTCATTTGTAGGAATAAAATGATAACCTTGTGTATCACAGGAAGGACATCTAGATGGTTTAGCATATGGGCTACCATCTTTTTTAGTCTTTGTATAATAACCTTTACCTCTACAATTACTACATTGTTTAGCCTTAGTTTTATACACAACTTGACTGTTTATACTTACTTCTTTTCTAAAGTCTGACGTATGCATATTGGGTACAAAATTGCTTGACCAGGTAGCTTTATCCTGGGGTTTTCTACTGTATATAACTGTAGATAGTTGCTCAGGACTATTTAAATTAATAGGTGTGTCTCCCATTAATTCAGATACCATATTAGATAAATCTCTTTGTAACTGTAATTGCTCTTGTTCAAATTCTTTTTGCACATTATCTAAAGCATCAGTATCTACAGAAAACCCTCTTTGATAAATCTTAGCAATAACTAAACACAAATCATTAGTTAGGTCTATTGTTTTTGCTAAAGGCATTGCGTCATTATTTAAACGATTACATATTTTATCATGTAACTGTTTAGTAGCATGTAAGTCAGAAGATAAATAACTAGACAACTCATTAAAGGGAATATCTCTAGTAGTGTATCCCTTTTTAAAATATTCTTTTAGAGTATCTTGTTTTCTAGTTTCTAACCTGTATCTTTCAGCACAGGCTTCTAAAGACAACGGTTCTTTTATGCCACGTTGTAGTACGTATTCACCTAGCATAGTGTCAAATACTTTACCGTTATAACTAAACCCTGACTCCCACAACCACACTAAATCATATGCTATGTTATGTCCTACAAGTAAAGTAGTTTTGTCTAAAGCATTCTGTACCAAATTAGTACCATTTAAAGTATTAGATTTTTCTGCATGGTCAAATACAACCTGCACTTCTTTACCATCTTCCATGAGCATACCAACCATAACTAAAGAATTAGTAGGCTCAAAAGGGTCTAGGTGCATTTTACCATCACGACTGGTAACTGTGTTTTCTACATCAAGAACTAACTTCATTATTAAATAAACCTTTCTCTCTTTGAATTTGTGTATGTTCAGCATGACAATTAGCACAAAGGACTCTACATTTTCTCATTTCATTTTTTAAAGTTTTAAAACTACAAGAACTCATTCTACTAATATCATTAGTTTTATCATGTATATTTATATGGTCAAATTGTAAAGCGTCACTAGATTTTTTATATCCACAAATAGCACAACCTAAATATAATTTTACTCTTTTAACGTACTTTTTAGTTTTTTTACTATGTTCTTTTCTCTTTATTTTTTTATGAATTGCTAATTTAGCCATTGTTTCAGGAGAGTTCCACAATTCAAATATTTTATCCCCTCTTGTATAATAGTAGTTAAATATATAGCCATCTTCTCTTATGTCATTACGTTTAAAAGGTAGATTTAATTTTTTAAGATTTTCTTTTTTTATATATTTCATCTTTACTCTTCATACCTTCCTACTTCATAGTTAAGCTCGCAGGTAACGATACCATGCCAACCTGTTAGTTTATTCTTTACCACATTTATATGCCTTTGTAAATCTTCTTCATCTCCCTCATTCTTCATAGGGTTTTTAGATACTAGTAGCATTAAGTCAGCTTCAGCGGCTTTACCTGTACGACTACCTTCCATCATACTTTGATTAAGGATAATCTTACCCTCAGCTTCTGCTGATAACTGTGACATATAAAACACAGCGCACTGGTATTCTTTAGCTATTTGTCTAGCATGTATTGCATTTACTTTTAATGCTTCATCTGCTCTAGCAAAACCACCCATCTTAGCAAACTTATCTCCCATATCTAGTACAAGTATGTCAGGTTTAAATGTCTTACATACACTTTCTACCCAAGACATATCTCTTGATGTAGCATCTTTTATTTTAATATTATCTCGCACAGGGCTATAAGCATCTCCTGCTTTTATCATGTTATGTTGAATCTCTCCAACAGTCATACCTGATGCAGCAGTAAGATACCTAGCACCTACACGATGGGCAGCTTCTTCATTACAAAGTATTACACACTTAGCTCCCTGTCTAGCAAAACCATTTATTCCTGCAATCATACTTGCATGAAAAGATGTTTTACCAGTATTAGGTCTAGCGCCTACTTCTATAAGATGCCCTGCATTTACACCTGCTACTTTTCTAGATAAACTAGGAATATTAAACTTCCATCTAGTCTCCATATCATTTTTAGATAAAAGAGTTTCAATAGATATGTCTTCCCATTCTATATTTAAGTTAGGTGTAAAGTCATCACTATATTGTTCTAGTATATTACGTAATGGTTCTAAACTATTCTTTGTACCATTAACATAATCAAAGCCTATATTGGCTATATCTTCACCAATAACTTGTTGAAATAGTTTAGATAAGACTTCTTGGGCTACATCTGTACCCATAGCTTCCTCTTTCTTTATCTGTCTAAATAAAGTATCATAGCTAGTCTTTTGCGATGTAGTAAGAGTAGGGTTACTAGATATAAACAATGCTTCAATTTCATCAGGGGTAACACTTCTTTCGTACCTACCCATAGCATCATCTATAGCTGACTTAATCTTACGAACATCTTTGCTAAATAGTCTGTCAGGACATTTAGACCCTCTATGTTCATCATAAAAGTCTTTATCCATCAAACTTCTTATTAAGGCTAGTTCCATGCCATCTCCTTTAGTTTGTTAATATCAGTTTCGTTTTCAT